CCTATAACTGGACCAGCTTTTTTAACTGTTTTTCTTACGCTTTTCCATGTTTTGCTTGCCCAACCAAACTCAGGCAATCCTGTTTCAGGGTTGATAGACATAACACCAGAACCAACAACATATTGGTCCATAGGTACTTCTTCATAATCGAAAGCGTTTTGTAAATCTTTTCGTAAATTAGGATTCTTGTCTAGAATCTCTTGAGGAATAATTGTCTCACCAGCTGTTAAATGCGACAGCATTGTGTCGCCATTACGACCTTGAGCAGCGAGATATTCAGCAGCACCTGCAATCCCTTGTCTTGGGGCAGTTTTCTGCATTATTTTTTCTTAGATTTCTTGTTCTTTTTGTCTTCTACGTATTGACCTTTAGACCAGTCTTTTCCTGCTCTAATCGTTTCTCTTCTACTTCTCATTCCAGGCATATTATTCTCCAACTATATGTTAATTATTTTAAGCAGGTCATTTGCTGTCCCTGAAAAGCTGCAGTGGTATACTGTTCTTTTATCATACTTAAAAATTCTCCAATAATAAATAGAAAACATTTAAATAAAAAACTCCTTTACTTTCTTGCACAATATAGTATGATGAATGCTGTAAGAAACAAGAAAGGAAAATATTATGAGAGATAAACAAAGATCTAAAGTGTATGCTTGGGAAAACGCAGCAAGTTGGAGTGGTAAAGGTAAAAACGAACTGGATGACACTCAAGTTTTACATATAATCAAACAATTAGATACTAAATTAAAACGTAAACCAACCACTATTAGGTTTACCAATAGAGGTGATCAAAATGCAACAGCTCAAACTTATGGCAACATTATTACTTTGCCTAGATCTTGGGCAAGATGCTGGTCTGTGGTACTTCATGAGTATGCCCATTTGTTAACAGCCGAATGTAAACATGGACCAATCTTTGTGTCAACGTTCTGTGTTCTACTTAAAAACTTTCACCCAGATAAACCTACGTTTAAAGAACTAAGCGCATCGTTGCGAGAACGTAACATAGAATTTAAATCATTACAAGATAATAAATACGAGAAGAAATGTAGACGTCTAACTATAACTACTACAGGTGCTAAGAAATATAAACACCAAGATTTTCTAGAGGGTACTGTTGTGTGGTTACACCATAGATCTAGAGGAAAACGTAACTGTAAACAAACTCGTGTCACAGCAATGATAGAGAAAATGATTGAGTATGCTTCGCATGAAAAACGACACACAGAACTAGGTCATTTTAGTAAATTCAAAGCTAAAGATTTCTACGATAACGTAGAAGGTTTGACGATTAGCGATTTAAAATACTTTATAGAAACAGGTAGACTCATGAGCAATAAGACCTGTTTAAAGGGGTAGTTTACCCTTAGTCACTATAAGAAAAGTCCGTAGAGACGATCTATGGACTTAGTTTTTTATCCCCAGACCTTAACTTTAGTACCACCCCAATATTCTACGGCATGCCCTTCATCTATAAGCATAGCACAGATATCTTCTCCGTCTATCGTGTGAGGTATACCAAGAATCCTGCCATACTTACCTTTTCCTAAAGACTTGACCTGAAGTTTTTTACCACATAGTTCCATTAATCTTTCTTTTGCCTGTAAACCTAATGCTTTTTCAGCAAGGTTTCTAGTTCTAGATTCTGGGGTATCTATACCAGCTAGACGAACACGTTGTTTAGAAAGTATTACATCAAATCCTAAATCAATATTAACATCTATTGTATCTCCGTCTATGACTCTGTCTAATGTGCAATTGTAATAAAATGGTTCAGCCATATATTTCTCCTTATGTGTAGTATTTTTCTGTTTCCCAACCTGATTGAGAAGAACCAAGATCTACAGTTATATTGCCGTTAGTCTTAACAGAAAGTTTTCCTACCTGTGCTTCTGCTTGATACCCTTGTGGATTAGACGGTGCTCCTAAGTCTACCCAATATTCGCCAGTGTATACTTGTAAGACATCAATTGAAGTATTCCATATAAGTGTGCCTGGATTAAAAAATAATGTATCTCTTTCTGTTGTGTTTATTTGTCGAGTATTATCAGGATCAAACTCTCCTAAATTTATTTCAAGAACACGAACTAATCTGTTGTATGTGTCAGAAGTTATTTCTGAACCTTGTGCTAACGGAAGACGGGAAGTTAAAAGTTTACTCATCTTCTACCATCGTTTCTGATATCTAAACGTGTAGCACCTAGTCGCCAACCTACATCATTGTTAGCATCTGTATCGTCGTCATCAGACTCAAAACGTATAACTGCTTGCCTTGCTCTTGCTCGCATATCTTTTTTCTGTGTTGTGCTTGTAAGTGCGTCAGTACTTTTAGTCGATAGCGTATCTCCTGGATAATCTCTTGTTTTTAAAACAAAATTAACTTGTCCTGATTCGCTGTTACTTAGAAAACGTACATCAGGAATTAACTTACTTATAAAAGCAAACTCGTTTCCATCACCTATGTCTAAATCTGCACTTTCTATGTAAACATTTGTCATAGGACTTCCGTCATCGTTATAACCAAACTCATGCTGATATACATAATTGTTAGCTGTTGCCCTAGGATAATTAACGATTCCTTGATCTAGCCACGCTGTTCTACTTAAATTACCATATGTCCAAACACCATCAGCGTAGTCGTAACAGACATAACGATCTATTTCTGTACTGCTAGAAGAACAGTAAAACCAACCTATTTCATCAAACTGTGCGTTACTGAATGCGAATATTTTATAAATCTGTCCTAGGTTAATATCATCAAACACATAACTATGAACAGAGCAAGGTAGTTTTTGAACGCTACCATTATACACGTAAAAATTATCAGAACTCATCCAAAACACTCCAGGTGCAACATTAATTGCAGCATTTGGCGAAGCTAAACCAGAACCTTTGTTTAAAAGGTTGATCCCGAAACTGTATGGTGGTCCAATAAACTGCATGCTGTATAAAGAGGTATCCGTCCAGATAAGTATTTCTTGTCTTGCTTTTACACTACCTACGATAATACTACCTTCTGATAAACGTAAACTTCCTGCTGTATTAGTTGTTAAAGGTTCAAAATCTAAAGCATTTTCTTGATCGCTAAAAGCTATTAACATAGGATCGACTGAACCACTTCTACTGCTTCCTGATATAGGATCAGCACCTAAAACGATTAAATGTCTGTCTTTTTCAGAGACAAGTACTTGTAAGGCTTTTGTTGGAACTAAATTAGCACCAGAGATATCAGACAAAGCTACTGCTCTGTTGTTTGAACCACTGCTTTCATCCCAATAATACACTCCTCCTGCTCTTGGGTTCATAACAAGATCTTCACCAAAATGATCATGACTCCATAATCTAAGTTGATTTACTTCAGACAAAGCTGAAGTTGATCCCCATGTAGATGCACCCCATGTGCCTGCTCCCCAACCAGTACTAGCTACATATACATCTAAACCTACGTTTATTTGATATGCTCCATCAACTCCTGAACCACCATTACTAGTGTCACTTGAGTTAGCAGTTACAGTTACTCCTGAAGTAGTTACAGCTGTAAAAGTGTATGTGTTAACAGAAGGTACTTGTGTTATTTCATACTCTTGGTTTAAAACTGCTGCTGTTACATTTCCTCCTAAACTAGCTGCTCCTGATATAGTTACAAAATCGCCTACTACTGCTCCATGACTTGAGTCAGTAGCTGTAATCGTTGAAGAACCGTCTGTAGCAGCAAAAGTGATACCATTAGTTGTAGTTGCTCTAATAGGTGTTATGTCTGTATATGTACTACCACCTTCTTCTAAATAATATTTACTTGTTGTACCTAAACCAAGATATTTTGTTCCTTCTAGTTCTACCCAAGCATGCAATGCACGACAAGTGCCTTTAAAAACAGATTCATTATCTTTACGCCAACCACCTATTTTCTGTGGTCTACCTCTGTTAAATCTAATAAGATTACTATCGAACCAACCTCCTTCGCTATCGTAAGAAGTTCCTTCCCTGTCTATTCCAGGTTTTAATACAAATTTAGCTAATGGCATTATACATTCTCCCATTCTTTAGCTTGAAAAAGTAAAGCTTCTGCTTCTCTTCTTCTAACTAACCCATCAAGAACTTTACCCCCAGCTTTGTTCCAGCGTTTTATTTGTGCAGGAACTTCGTCGTATTTACCTTCGTTAAGAAATCGTAACAAAGTTGATTCTTGTAAGTTTGTTGGACCAAGGTTGTAAACCCATGAACATAACGAGTCAAACTCGCATTGGCTAAGAGAAACTTTAACTAAATTTTCGATATATCCTTCGTATTCTGGCATTTCTTCTTGCAGTAGATGTTCCGCTTCGTCTTTGTTTATTTTGTCGCCTTCTTTTACTTCTTTAGTGTGCCCATAACCAATTGTCCACACACCGACACTGTCTTGATAAGCGTCTAACTCACAACCCTCAAATTTTTTAATTAATGCTACACCTTCTTGTGAGATCTTCATAGTTAATCTTGTTTTTGTGAAGCACCAAAATAAAAACTAATTATAGCAGAAGCTAACCCACCTAAATAACCTAGCACTAAATTAATCAAAGCTTCACTGTTTTGTTCTGGTGGTTGCAGAGTCACTAGAAATATGTAACCCATAAAACCACCCACCACGAGTATACCCATAATTCTTGCAGTCCAGTCTTTACCAAATTTTCCTCTTGCATCTTGTATGTCTGCTGTTTCTAAAGCAAACAAATCAACGTCAAGTTCTTTCATCTTAACTTCAAAATCAGTTTCAACTTTTTTTAACTCAGCTAACTGTTCAGGTGTCGCTTGGTCAATAGCTTTTTGTATTTTCTTAGGTTCAGGATCACAACCTAATACTTCAGATATCATATTAGCTGCCATTCCACCCATTGGTCCACCTAAAGCAGTTCCTAGTGTAGGTGCTACAGCACCTATTACATTTTTTATTAAACCAAATTTCATAACGTATATATCTCCAATGATTTACTCTTACCTTTTACTTCTATAGGTTTTAATAAGTTTAGCTTAATTTTACAGTTTTGTTTAGTGCTTTCACCTATAATTAAATCTACACCGACTTGTTTAGTCGCACTTTCAAAACGTGCTGCTGTGTTAACAGCGTCACCTATAGCTGTATAATCAAACCTAGAAGCACTTCCCATGTTACCTATAACTGCATACCCTGTGTTTACACCAACTCCGATCTCTACACCTATATCTGCTTCTTTAATATTTTTCTGTATTTCTATTGCTGTAAGAACAGCTTTATGCTCATGTTCTTCTAGGTCAAGTGGAGCATTAAATATAGCCATCATTGCATCACCAATGTATTTGTCTACCATACCACCATGTTTTTGAACAGCTTCTTGCTGTATTGTAAGAGCTCTATTCATAATTTTAGTTACTTCTTCTGGTTCTAGCCTTTCTGACATAGCTGTAAAACCACGTACATCTGTAAATAAAAACGTGCAGTATCTTTTTTCACCACCTAGCTGTAATAAATCAGGATTTTTCTGTAATTCTTTAACTTGTCTTGGATCAAGATAGTGTTCAAACTGTTTCTTTATCTGTTGTCTTAGTTTGTATTGTTCCCTAAATTTTAGATAAAACGCCAACGTGCCTGTAACAAACTGGGACAGTAAAGACCATGTAACATCTATCAACAAACCTTTTTGAATTAAGTAATACCCTCCTATAGCAGTAGAAAACATCACTAAAGTGGCTATAGTAATACCAAGGCTAACCCCCAATACGTTTAACACTGACCACGTAAGGACTACGGAAATAAGAAAAATAGCCAATTCTGCCGATAATGACCAATCTGGTATGTAAGGACTGTTTTCAATTAGAATACTTTCTGTTAAGGCTGTTTGTATTTTATGTGGCTCTAGTAAGCCAACTGGTGTAGCGATTTGTGGCATAATACCTTTTGCTGTAAAACCAACAAACACAAACTTGTTTTCTACGTTCATTTCTTTTAGATCTGTTTGTGGCGTGTCTACCCAGCTAACCCATTTACGACCAAGAGAATCTACAGAAACAGGGGGTAAACCTTTAACTCTGATTTCTTCTAACCCATTTTGATTTGTCTTAATCACATACGTGTCTGCACCAGCTAGTATTTTAAGCACTTCTGTACCATATGCTGGTGCCCAACCCTCTGGTGTTCGTAACAATAAAGGTAGTCTACGAACAAGATTATCTACATCCACTCTTGCAACAGCTAAACCTTGACTTGCATTTTGTTTTAATATTTCTATATTTTCCACGACACCTTGAGAAGTTATACCACCTACATCTTCACCTAAAATAACTGTGCCTGTTGTTGGTGGATACGAGTCTGTGTTGTTTTCATACATCGCTAACACACTAGGTGCGAAACTTAATGATTCTGTAAACTCAAAATCTCCACCAAATCTATCTGGCTGAGGAAATGCCACAACCCAACCTACACCTGTAGCACCTTTTCGTAAAAGATTTATTTGTATCTGTGCTAGTGTTTGTCTAGATAATGGATAACCACCTTCCTTAGCTATGTCTTCTTCTGTTATGTTAAGTATTGTAAAATACCCTGAAGGTTGTTGTTTAGGCACAAACGCATCAAAAGTTTTTAGTTTTAATATTTCTAAAGGTGTAAACTGTAAGATTAAAGGTACACTAAATAAAACTAACAAAACTGGGAGCAGTAGACGTTTCATTAATTTCCTTGCTTTATAGTAATAGTGTTAGAAGAACCACCATTAACTTTAATTATGTTTTCTACACCATTTTGTGTCAATAATAAAGTATACGAACTTGAACCATCCAAGTCTACTCTAAACGTGTCACCTACACTTCTTCTAAGACTAACAAGCTGTCCTGTAATTATTGTTGTTATCTGACTTACTTTGTCTTGACCTATCTGCGTACCTGTTATTTTTATTCCAGTAGCAACTTGGTTCAATTGATCTTCTTCGTCACCTACAGCTAAAGCATCCAATATATTTAACAAGTCTTCAAGAAAGTTTACATCTAAATAGTTAATATCCAGTTCTGTGAACTCTAAATCAGCAGCATTATCTAAAAAATCTTCTGCTAAAAAATCTACATCTAAATCATTAAAATCTAAATAATCTGCTGTAGTGCCTGTTTGTGATTCTTCTTCTATGTTATCTTTTTCATTAGGTGAGTTTACTATCAACATGTTATCGATAAACTCTAAACTTATATCTAGCGTAACAGGTTTAGAAGGAACTTGATTATAGGTCATGGCTGTTGTGGCTTGGTAAGGTTGGTTTAACACAACTTGACCCATAGCTGTAGCTACAACTATCTCTCCACTAGAGTCTCCGTACTCGTCAGGTAGTAGAATAACTAAAGAAGCACCTGTCTCTGGTGTGGTTGTGATTGTGAAATCTGTACCTCTGACAAATACATCAGCACTAGGAGTACTAATTTTTATATTCTTTTTATTATTAAATTTTCCTGTTACAAATCTTGCTGTACCGCTGGCAAACCTGAGAGCCATTTCAGATTTCTTAGGATTAGGGTCATAAATATATGTATCTATAACTAGTCTACTGTGATCCATAACACGAACAATCGTATCGTCAGCAAATGTAATCGCGACTCGACCAGTTTCTGTTTTGACGTTATCCATTTGCTGGATAGGAAACGATATCTCTGCGCCATAAGGTTTATCCCTTACAACCTGAGCATTACCTTTTAGCTCACTGATATTTCCTATATCAACAGCTTGTGCCTGTGCCTTGGTCGTTTTGAATGACGCAGACAGTAGAAGTGCTAGTACCAGAACTGAGTATTTTAAGCCAGTCATTATCTAATGTTGATGATTGTGTGATGTTAAATGTTCTGTTAGCTCCATCATGATCTAGGTAAAAGTAATTACCTGCATAACCAGTAGCTGTGTGTGTTAAAGCATTATCTGATCCGTCTATGTTGACATAGTTTGTAGCAGCATCTACATTGATCGAAGATATAATTGTATTACTAGAACCATTAATAATCCAATCTAGATCTAATGTGCTTGCTAAAGCAGAAGTGGCTTGATTTAAAGTAAATGTATTACTGTTTCCAGTTACGTCCACATTAACATTTGATGAATCTGCTCCGTAAGTTGCTGTCTTATCGGTGTTCATGTTAAAAGTATTACTGTTGCCATCAAACTCAAAAAACCCTGTGTATGAGTCAGAAACAATATCACCTAGAAATTTGTTTGTATCACCAATTTGATTTATATCCAGCGTGAGTGCTGTGCCTACTAAATTTAAATCAGTCATGGAACCTGCTGCTGCAGTCGCTCCTCCGATAATATTACCTGAACCGAGTTGTTCTAAATCTATATTAGAATTAGATGCTCCTGAACTTTGATCAATGAATATTTCATTGTCTGCTGCATATATAGGTACACAGAACATAAGTATAAATAGATATTTTTTCATTGTATTAACCTCCAATAATCTTTATCTAAACCTTCTTTAATTGTTTCTAACACTGCCGTTTCTATAGCTATCTGTAAAGCTACACTCATTGGCTCGTTTCTAACATTTCCCCCTTCTATTTCTATGAGTTCCGTTCCTTGGCTTATAAATCTAAAAACATCACTGTCTAAAGAAGCAGATAAAACAGTTTTAGTTACTAGCACTTCTGTAAGAACTCTTCCTGTACTTACTGATACAGTTCTCAAGCTAATAGTGATTATATCTTCTCGATACTGTTTAGAAAAGCCTATTCCTAAATTTCTTGCTCCTGCTCCGCCAGAACTTATGTTTGCTTGATAAGACAAAACACCTCCTGTCATAATCATGTCGCCAAACTTTAAAGGCATAAGTTTTTGATCTTCGTCGAACGTTTCTCTAGTCGAACGAATTAATTGTCTTTCTTTACTGACAGATTCGAGTGCGACACGTTCAACGACTTCAAAAAACCCTGAGTGTTTAAGCGCACGTATAAGGTATGCATGTGGAGCCTGTGTAATTGCTGTAGCAAAAGTTGCATATTTAGCATTTGATCTGCGTTGTCCTGTTTGGTCTTTAAAATCATTAGCATATACGGAAATAACTGGTTTCCTAGAAGGCTCTTCAACATCTGCTAATGCAGTGTATAGTTTCTCTATCGAAGCAGGTTGTATGTGCTTGATTGGTAGTAAATTATTTTCTAGCGGATCAATCATTAAAGCACAACTAGAAAGTAAAACCACCGATAGGAACGATAACTTCTGTAGTATTTCCATTTTCATCAGTAATTGTAACTCTAACCTCCTCCTCCGTAATCTCATAATCTATAGTGTTTCCATCAAGTTCCATAGAGCCACTTTTATTAGTATCTTCCCCAAACAATGCAGATTCTACTTGCCGAGCAATATTTGCATAAATCCGTGAAGTGAGATTGCGCATAAACCTAGCTTCTACTGTATTATTCTCTTCTCTTTCTATTTCATCTCTAAGAGCCTGTATTTCTTCTTCTATAGCTTGTTTACGATTTGTTTCTTGATTCTCTATAGTAAGGTAGTGACTAGATGTTCCTTCGCCATTGAAAGAAGGACTCTTAAACTGGTGGACCATTTCATCACTTTGAAGTTGCTGCACGATTACAACCAACAAGACTATTGTTATTCCTAAAATTGAAAAAAGACTATCGTACCTGTTCATTAGTCTTTACGTTGGTCGTCTCTATCTGCTTTAGCTATTTTATCTATATCTATAAGATTAGGAACACCTAGTATTGTTTTGATCATAGTGTCTTGCCTAATAATTTCATTATCAAGAGATCTTATTCTATCTATTAAAGCTACTAGGATTCCATGTTGAGAGTCTAGCTTACCTCCTAGCCTTTCTTCCATTGCTGTTATCTGCACTGCAAGTTTTTCGTCTAGTACATCTAACTTTGTTTCCATACCATCAATGATTCTATTGATAAGTTTCCATATAAAGAAACCTAGACCAAGTGCTGCTGCTATAGGAAAACCAACCTCGTTGATAAAGGTAACTGCTTGTTCCACTAGAGATACCTAGTGGCAATCAAACAAGTTATAACTACTGGGTAAACTCCCCAAAGTAATGCTTCTAACCTTTTAAATTTTGCGGATCCTTCATCTAGTCTTTTTTCAATATACTCAAATCTTATAGCAGACTCTCTTTCGTATACTGTTAGTGGTGTGATTTCATCTGGTTTCATTATTCGTCAGATGAAACTGCTCCTTTTTTAACTTCAACTGTCGTATATGCTTCATTAACATCAGGAGTAGACTTGTCATCTGCAACAAACTGTCCGTCTTCTGTTCTGGCTCTAACAGTTTTTTCTTCAACACCTTTAACTTTTTGCCACATTTTTTTTAACCAATTCATTACTTCTCTCCGATTTTCTTAGTGATTGATTCTACTTGAGCTTCTTCTTGTTGAGAAGTTTCTGCCATTTCTTTAATCTGTTCTAGTGTTTGTTTGCGTAAACCAGCTATGCCTTCTATTTCACCACCTTTCCAAGTGCCTCTTTCTACTGACGCATCTAATATTTGTAGCATATTTATAAAGTATTGTTGTTCCATTTTTTTATCCTAGAGTTTTAGTTACTGATGTTGGTGAAACTTTTTCTGTTATTTGTGCGTTTAATTGAGACTTAATTTCTGTAACTCTATCCGCTCCTAAACCAGCCTCTACCCAACCTTGTACTGTGGATGCCTCTAAACTAGACCAGTTTGTAAAACTAGACAAATCAGATGTATCTAATTCTTGTTCTCCAAACCTAAAAGCAGTTTGTGGAGTGCCTTCTGCATCATTATTGACATTATCTGTTGCTGTAAGAACCCAATGTACTGTATGTACTACATTAGATTTACTGCTTTTTGTGGGGTATACATCACAAGTATTTACATCCCAAGTATAATTAATTGCCATTATTTTTCTCCTTTAACTCCAAGGTGTAAATTGTTGAACACCAAATTGAACAGCCACTAATTTAGTTCCTGAACCACTAAATGTTACGTCTTCTTGTGCTATACCAACAATCATAGAAGGATTGTCTGTTGCTTTCATGCCTATACCAGCAGTTGATGAAGTGCATATACCATCACCTATTTCTATATTACCGCCTGAGTTATTACAAATTATATGTCCATCACCCAAAATACTAATCATGTGTAGATTGTTTGCGTAAGTTCCAGAAGTCGGAACCATTGGATTTGGACCCATGTTAGAACAATAAGCACCTAAAACTTTTTTACTATTTGCTGATTGTGATTTTTGTACTGTGTATCTAATACTGCCTTGTTTATTTGTATCACTTAAATACGTTGATACTACTTCTACTAAAGTTCCGTAAGGATAAGCATCTGTATCATCAGATGGATTATCTGCGTCTGGTACATTAACTTCGTGGTGAGCAGTAAATGCTCCATAAGTAACAGTACCTCCAGAAGAAGTAATTGTACCTATGCCGTCACCATTACCATCTTGGAATGTAAGCATAGTGTTTGTTCCGCTATTATCGTCTGTACCACATCTTATTGCTGGTCCAAATCTATTAGCGTTATTTCCACCACATGCGAATATTCCAGTAAATTTATTATTGGCATTTTGAAAAACATGTAATTTTTGTGCGTTTCCATCTAATGTCGTTGTA